CGAGCTTGCCGTTTAGCGAGTATCGTCGCCGGCCAGGTGATCGCGTAGGACTCAACTGGCGTATCCCCAATGTCCATGGGAAGCGGGCGATCCGCCATGTGGTTTACGATACCAACTGGTGGAAGTCGTTTATCAATGCTCGGCTTCGTGTTTCGATGGGCGATCGCGGTTGCCTCTCGCTGTTCGGTACCAATGCCGAGACACACCGCATGCTCGCCGAACACTTAACATCCGAGTACTTCATCAAAACCGAAGCCCGCGGACGGAGCGTTGATGAGTGGAAGCAGCGTCCGGAGCAGCCCGATAACCACTGGTTTGATTGTTTGGTGGGGTCAGCGGTCGCAGCGTCAATGCAGGGAGCGTCACTGACTGCCAATGAATTTCCGGAGAGAAAGCCAAATACTCGCAAAAGCTTTCTGTCGATGCAGAAAGATAAGCGACGAGATGTGTCTCAACACGAATAGTTTGAAAAGCAATATGAATTCAGCTGCTCGATACTTGCAAGTTAACTCCTATGTCGTGGCAAAATCCCAGTCTTTCGCTTGATTCTTTCAATTTCAAGCTCAAGTTGCGTCAGAACGCCATCGCATAACGAGCTCGTGTATGGTCCGCCTTGTTTCGCAGCTATTCCCATTTCCTCCTGCTCACATGCTTGAATGTAGTCGACGAACTTACGAACACGATTAATCCTAATCAAGGTATATTCTTTAAGACTATAGTCTTCTTTGCGAAACTCGGATGCCTGTGCTAACTCCCTCGCTAGAGCCTCGTCACGAATCGGAGTATCAACAAGCACGAGGTCGTGGTAAGCAAATGACCGAACTAGGAAAGACCAATAGTATGAACCGGTTGCAGATATTTTCAGCGCTTCCGTGCTGTCAAGCTTGCTTGATCGCGGGGGCTCCGATTCGAGTAGTCCAGCCTTCATCAAACGCTCCGTTGCCTCTATGAAGTCCTCGCCACTCCCAAAGGACTGTCGATACTCGCGGACTAGAGTTGTTGTTGCAACGTAGCCTTCACCAAATGTCGAAGGAGCCCGTTGACTAGCCGCTAGTCTTGCGAGAATTCGATTCGCAGTCCAATGTGATGCGTTTGCCACTGTAGATGGAGCAAAAAGGTTAATGATTCTCGCTACATTCCCTCTGTAGTGCCTTCTAATCCCAAGAATCGCGGATTTAGCGAACTCATGAAAAGGCATCTGGTAGCCTACTCGCTTCCTGGTAATGCGACGGATTTTTGCTGTGTCTGTGTTTCCTGATGCCATAAAGTCGCGAAACATTCCGAGTGCTAGTCTCATGTCGCCCGCCGAAACACATGTCAAGAAGCGAATGATGTTTCCATTCTTGTGGGTTGTTGCGGTGATAAGCGCCTTAACAACCGATTCCGTTTCGTCTTGCTCTTCGATTGGAATCCCTTGCTGATCCGCTTGAATCCGGTACCGGGTAAGTCCGTACTCAAGCCGCTTTCGAATTACATAGATTAACTCTGGTGATCCAATGTGAAATTTCCGCGTTCCATAAGCGTCGAAAACGCCTTGACGATGAGCTGCAAAAAACTTCTCTTCTCGAAGTGCGACGATTGCCAGCGTGTTGTAACTGTCAGCTAAATGTTGAGAGAAAAGAAAAACACTCTTCTGGAACTGTTCACCCAGTTGGTCGGTGTTGTCAAGAACGAATACAACACACTTTCCAGTCTTGATAATACCTTGCAAGATCGCCATAACGAACACCTCGGTGTCTCTGGCTAGTTCGTCAACTCTCTTGTTTATCTGTGCTTGGTATTCTGGTTTACTTTCGTCGATCCCGAAAAGAAGCGTAATTTTTAATTGTTCAATTTCCTCTCGAAACAACTCTCGCATTTGTTCGCCGGTTTTGGGGACAAATGCGGAGTAATCTGTACTGAGTTTCTCAAGAATCTGGTCATAGGTGTATGTAGCAATCCTCTTACCCAACTCATCCCCAACATCCGCTCCAAACTCAAGAAAGTCAATATGAAGCCAAACGCAATAGTCGCGGATATATGTATGTTGATCAACGAAACCAAACCGTCTTAGAAACGTGGTCTTTCCAGACCCAACACCGCCTGTGAGTACATAAGTGCCAGGTTTATGCAGCTTGAGATCGTTCACTACTTTAGATCCAAAGGACGCAGTGCCGGAGCTACCGAGATCAATGTTTCTCACACCCGCATCTGTCAGGTATTTTGGCATCAAATCGCGGAGTAGCTTTGCAAGGTCGTTGCTAGATTCTCCAGCAAGCGGCGACGAGACGTAACAGTGCTTGATTATCTCCAATTGAAGACTGTCGTTTTCAGGCTGATCCACTAAGATCGGAGAAAAAGCCTTCGATATCTTGTTCCAGAATGGATTACGAACAAGCTCAGCTTCGGGGTTGTGAATGAATTGGAGAGGGGAGTAGTAGGCTGTTGTGACGGAGCTAACCTTATTGAAGCGTTCTGTAAGTAGGCCTCGTACAACGTTTGGTCTCGCTAATAATTCCCAAAACTCGGCAAAATTGTCGATGATGTCTTGGTGGTCGTGCCAAACGATAGCCTGCCCATCTGTCCATCTCCTGCCTCGAGTGATAGCTTGGAAGAGAATGAATTGTGTACCATTAGTCAAGATTGCATATTCTGTCCCAAGCCCAAAGGAATAACTCGCGGTTTGTTCAATTAGTGGTTTTAAATGCTTGTTGCCGAGTAGATGCGCTCCAGAGAGACTAAGTCTTCTCTTACGCGACGGAATGTGCAGTTTGAAGCGTGGTAGAGTCCTTTTCGCCTCTACATGAAACCACTTGAACTCTCCGCCAAATGTGTAGTCTGCATAGCCTTCAGCAACAGGGTCTTCGCGAGAGATTTCGGCTTCCGGCCAGCCAAGGCATTCACGAAAAATGGGATCGATGAATTTCGTTCGGGTGTCGGTCTCGCTCAGGACAGCCGAGTCTATACCAAGGCCAGCGCATTGTTCAATAAAGCGCAGAAACGCCTCTTTGGAATTGTCTGCAGTACTTGGATCATTCGTAGTCATTGTGATCTTCAATCTAATCGAGTGGATTCCTTTTCCAGCATTCTACAGCAAAGTGCCAGATGGGATAATCCTGTTGCCTTGCTTCAGATCGATTCTTGTCGCTTGAGGGGATTCATCCAGCAATCCCAAACTCTGGCCTGGCCTGGTCTCTTGCTCAGCCTCGGTCGAGCAATTAGTGCTCGAGTATGCCATTCAGCGAATTCGTCGCCGACCGGAATAGGGAGGGAACCAACCGACGTAACCCTGACGTCCAAGGTAAGCTTGCAATTCGCCAGGTAGTCTATAACACCATCTTTAAGCGACCCGAGCGGCCGGACAACACACCTGGTTCGACAGCCCTCGTGGGCTCTTCGGTAGCAGCTACGATGCAGGTTTGTATTATTCTGGGCACCAATTCGTACAAATGAATATACAAAGTTGATAGACGGAAGTTACACAAACATCTGGGCAGCAATTCAATCGTCCAATAAGAAGTCCTGAAAGCGTCAGCTCCGAAACCTATTTCCGGAAATATTTGACTTCCACTTCGTCCGACTGCTCATCTTGCGTGTAACCCTACAGATAGAGGACCACTTCTTCTGTCGTAGATGAGGCATGCTCATGTCAGACAACTTGCAAGAAACGATTCGCGAGAGTGCAAAAGCACCCGCTAAGGCATCAGGAGATGCCGGCAGCGTCGAGCAGCATAAGCTGACCGAGCAGATCGCTGCGGACAAGTATCTGGCATCCAAGGCAGCCGCCTCTCAACCGAAGCGTGGTCTTCGTTTTAACAAGCTCGTGCCACCAGGGGCGGACTAACTGGTTCGCAACTGATCGAGCTTGTTTCTATAGCCAGGGGTGTCGGGTTTAACAGTAAGGATTAAGTCACGGATGTTTAAGTTGTTGTCAGGGATTCTGAGCAAGGGAAGCGATCGTAAAGATCAAACGCTCTCCCGTGGACGCTCTGCCCGACACCCCTTTTCTATTCTTCGCCTACTTGGTCGCTACGATGCCGCAGTGACCACCGATGATAATCGCCGTCACTGGGCCGCAGCAGACGGACTTTCTGCAAACGCAGCCAATAGCCGCGAAGTTCGAAGAACGCTTCGCAATCGAGCCCGTTACGAAGTCGCTAATAATAGTTACGCCCGAGGGATCGTCCTAACGCTTGCGAATGACGTCATCGGAACAGGGCCTCGACTTCAAATCCTGTCACCAGACGGCAATGCCAATCGCGGCATCGAGCAAGCCTTTCAGCAGTGGGCTAAGGCAGTGGACCTTCCTGGTAAGCTGCGTACGATGCGAATGGCTCGCGCTACGGACGGCGAGTCGTTCGCCATTTTGACCAGTAATTCCAAGCTTACAACGACTGTACAGCTCGATTTGCGCTTAGTCGAAGCGGACCAAGTTTGCACACCGGATCTGGTACCTGGAACTGCCAATTCAGTCGATGGTGTCGTGTTTGATGCCGATGGAAACACCATCGAATACCATGTTCTACGCAAGCACCCGGGCGACGGAAATCTTTCACTGCAAGTGGAATACGATCGATTGCCGGCAGAATCGGTCTTGCACTGGTTTCGCATGGATCGACCTGGGCAAGCGCGCGGTATTCCCGACATCATGCCCGCCCTTCCTCTCTTCGCACAGTTGCGTCGCTTCACACTCGCAGTACTTGCTGCAGCCGAAACCGCAGCTGATTTTGCAGGCATTTTGTACACCGATGCACCTGCTGGTGGTGAGGCGGATGCCGCTGAGCCATTTGAAGCCATTGAGCTTGAAAAGCGTGCTTTGATCACCATGCCCGGTGGTTGGAAGATGGCCCAAATGCAGGCCGAACAACCTGCAACCACGTATGCCGAATTCAAACGCGAACTACTTAATGAAATAGCTCGCTGCTTGAATATGCCTTATAACGTCGCAGCCGCGAATTCCAGTGGCTATAACTATGCCAGTGGTCGGCTTGATTTTCAGACCTATTACAAGTCGATTCGTGTCGAACAATCCCACATCGAAACGGTCATCCTTGATCGACTTCTAGCGGCGTGGCTCGATGAAGCCGCTCTCGTTCCCGATCTTCTCCCATCTGGTTTAGGTCCGATTGCCACTTGGTCTCATCAGTGGTTCTGGGATGGTCACGAACACGTCGATCCGGCGAAAGAGGCCAATGCACAATCGATTCGCCTCGCGAGCAATACGACCACTCTGGCTTACGAATACGCTCGCCAGGGTCGCGATTGGGAAGAAGCACTCAGGCAACGAGCCAAGGAATTGCAGCTTATGCAATCACTTGGCATCCCAATCGCCAACATGGATGTAACAGTTTCGCCATCGAACATAGAGGAGCCAAGTCTTGACGACGCACCACCAGAATAAAGATCTCAACCTCGTCGCCGAAGTTGTCAGTTTTGAAGCGGCGAGCGGCGAGGAACAAGCACCCTCGCTACGACGATTCACGATGACTGCCTACACGGGCGGTCCTATGAATCTTAATGGTTGGCGATATCCAGTCGTTGTCGATCTGCAAGGAATGCAGATGGGCAAGCAACGCCGACCGATCTTGCTAGATCATACGCACGATGTCGACTTTGTGCTTGGTCAAACGGATTCTGTGGCTGTTCTCAACAATCAATTGATCGTGACTGGTCAAGTCATGGGAGATTCTCCAAAGGCTCGGCAAGTGATCGCGTTGAACGATCGCGGCTTTGCTTGGCAGGCTTCCATCGGGGCTCGCGCGGACCAAGTTGAGTTTGTGGCTGAAGGTAAATCGTCGATGGTAAACGGCCAGGAAGTTTCCGGGCCCGTGAACATCGCACGTCGTTCTACTCTTGGGGAGGTTAGTTTCGTGGTACTTGGTGCAGATGACAATACGAGCGCTCAAATCGCAGCGTCAGGTTCAAACTCAGAAAATGAGGCAGTAACCTTCGAAGATTGGCTTATTGAGCATGGATTTGATGAGGCTGAACTACAAGCTAGCCAGCGTACCATGCTGGAGCAACTATTCAAGGGTGCCGGATCGGCAACAATGACGGCCGCGGTAACCAGCACGGTAACTGAACCGGAAAAGCAAACGACTACGCAGGTCTCGAGCGAAGACCCCGTAATGGCTCTTCGTAAATCGATGACTTCCGAATTGAATCGGATCTCAGCGATTCGTAAAGCTTGTGGTGGTCGACATCCTGAAATCGAAGCTAAAGCCATCTCGGAAGGCTGGGAACCAATGCGGGCAGAACTCGAGGTATTGCGATTGGATCGGCCTAAGGCACCTGCTATCCATAGTGTCGATCGATCGATTACGACCAATGTGCTTGAAGCAGCGTGCATGATGTCGGCTCGTCATCCGGAGGTTGAGTCGCAATACGATGACAAGACCATTGAGACGGCGACTCGGCGATTTCGAGGCGGCATTGGTCTACAGGAACTGTTGCTGGAAGCCGCGTGGGCCAACGGTTACACGGGACGCACCTTCCGAGACAATCGCGAAGTGCTTCGTTTTGCGTTCCACACGCCAATCCAAGCCGGGTTGGCAACCGTGGAAGTGGCCGGCATTTTGTCGAATGTCGCCAACAAATTCCTACTTGATGGGTTCTTCAGCGTTGAACGCGTTTGGAGAAATATTTGTGCGGTTCGCAATGTAAGCGACTTCAAGACCGTCAGCAGCTATCGATTGGTCGGCAAGGATCAATACGAGCTTGTTGCGCCCGGAGGTGAACTTCAGCACGGAACACTTGGAGAAGAGAAGTACCAAAACAAAGCCGATACTTACGGCTTAATGCTGGCAATCGATCGACGTGACATCATCAACGATGATTTGGGAGCAATCACGACGGTACCTCGCAAACTAGGACGCGGCTCTGGTCTCAAGATCAACGATGTATTCTGGACGACATTTCTCGCCAATGCCGCTTTCTTCACGGCAGGTAATAAGAACTTCCTGGCCGGTGCAAACACCGTGCTTGGCATCGATAGCATGACGTTGGCTGAGACCTCGTTCATGGATCAAGTCGACAGTGACAGCAAGCCCATTGGTGTTATGCCGTTGATCGCCTTGGTTCCAACTGCTTTGTCAGCCCCAGCCACACAACTCTACAAGTCTCTAGAGATGCGTGATAACACCGCCAATGCGCGAACGCCAATCTCGAACCCTCACCAAGGCAAATACCGCGTTGAGGTGAGCCGTTATCTAGGCAATGCCGCATACGCAGGATCATCGACCAGGGCTTGGTACCTCATGGCCGATGCTGCCGACTTGCCTTTGATCGAAGTGGCATTTCTCAACGGACAAGAATCTCCCACGATCGAAACGGCCGAAGCAGATTTTAACGTTCTCGGTGTTCAAATGCGCGGTTTCCACGACTTTGGCGTATCGCTTCAAGATTTCCGTGCCGCCGTCAAGGTTAAGGGCGAAGCATAGTCCTGATTCCTTCGGTCCGATTTATTTAGATCCATCCCATTTTTATTGAGGTTTATCGGTAATGGCTCAAACCACATTCGTCCAGGAAGGACGTCAGATCGAATTCACTCCCACCGTGGCGGTCGCCGCAGGACAAGTGGTTGTCAACGGAGATCTTGTCGGTGTCGCATTGGGTCCCGTTGCAGCCAACACTCCCGGAACCTTGGCAGTGGACGGTGTGTTTGAATTCCCCAAGCAATCTGGGGTCGGCACTGCGATGACCTTCGGAGCTTTGCTTTATTGGGATTCCGCCAATCAGCGTGCAACGGCAACGGCGGCCGGTAACAAGCTGATCGGTAAATGCACGCGAGCTGCGCCGGATGCTGCGACCGGCGTGCGTATTCGCATCTCGCAGTAGTCTCTGATTGCAAATCACCTCTTTATCAACGTTTTACTTTTCAATGGAGTGCACCATGCGTTCATGGTTGTTTTGCCTTATTGTTCTGCTTGCCAATCCGGTGATCGGACAGGTCGTTTGCAAAGATAGTAAATGCTTACCTGCCTCTGGGATCGTCATCGCGCCCCTTCAGGAAGAAGTCATTCTCAATTCTGCGGCAACGAAGAAAGCGAGTGTCGAATCGAGTGCAGATCGATTTAGCCAAATCATTCGCGCCACGGTGCGCGTGACGATCAGTGGTGTTTGCGGGAGCGGTACGGTTGTTGGAAGAACCCGCGAGGGTAATGCGATTGTGCTTACCAATGCCCACGTGGCAGGAACGCAGCGTGGTCGAACCGTCAATGTCGAACGTTGGAACACTAACGGGACTAGTGAACGCGGCACCGGAACCATCATTGCATCTGGCTATGGGAGAGGGACAAGCATAGACTTTGCTTTACTCAAGTGTGCCCCGCCATTTGCCAAGGATGTTGATCCGATTCCACTCGCGGATCGATATCCCAACGATCAATCCTCGGTGACCACTTTTGGCTGCCCTCGCTGCGAATGGCCTAGCTTGCAAGTTCTTAAACTAAACCGCAAGGAAGGTCAAATCCTTTCGTGGAAACCGGAAGCTATCGGGGGACGTAGCGGTTCGAGCCTGATTGACTACGCCGATGGCGAGCCACGTGTTGTTGGGCTACTAACATGGGCAGGCGGAGGAGAAGGGCTGGGGCAATCGACGCCGTTTCTGCTTAGCGCCATGCGAGGGAAATTACCTGCCACACTTGAGGGATTGCCTGCCGATGCCCGCGAGGTGAGTTGGGTTCCGGACGACGAAGATCTAATTGCCCAGGTTCCATCTACGATTCAAGGGGAACCGCAGCGATGGCCTGTGAACATGTTGGCTCAGGCGCAGGTTCAAGACGATCTCATCGACTCAATTGTGGACCGTCCCAATCTCAAGCCGTCCCCCCGCGAACCAGACGATGTTACACCTGCCCCCATTCGCCGGCCCGAAAGTCCGTATTGGACGCCCACGAGTTTAGTAGCAACGTCCGCCGTTTCGAGCATTCTTCTGATACTTGGGTTGCAATACGGTCTGCCCTTAATCCTGCAAGCGATCCGAAACGCACGCAAATCTCGCGGCAACACGCTCCTCAACGACGAGCAGTTCCAACAGTTACTGGACCAATATCAGCAGTTACTCAAGCTCATGGAGCAAAACGCAAAGCCACCCACCAATATTAAGACATAAGGGGAGTTGGTAGATGACTGACATGCTTCGAACAGGTCAAGAGTGGCTTGCCAATCAGCTAAGGACCCATGCTTCGAGCCCTATCGTTTACGTAAGAGGCTCGGATCAGGTAGCGGTCACGGCCATCATCGGTCGAACGCTGATGAAGATCGAGGACGGTTACGGGGCAATCCACATGCAGTGGACCGATCGTGACTTTCTGATTGCGCCGGATGAATTGATACTTGCTGGTTTGCAAGTCTTGCCGGAGCGTGGAGACACGATCCACGAGACGTTAAACGGCATTGTCTACATCTACGAGGTCAACGCGCCAGGGGCTGAACCACCGTGGCGATGGTCGGACCCGCACCACACATTACTTCGAATTCACACCAAACAGATCGGGACCAATTGATGTCGGCCAGTATCGTTGTTATCGCAGATGCAGTAACCGCTGAATTGAATGGAAAATCATTCAGTCAGTTGTTCACAGCGCAGCGATTGTATTTGCCTATCTTCGATTTGCAATCGATGGCTGACCTTAAAGTGACTGTCGTTCCCAGAGGTATCAGCAGTTCGTCGCTCGATCGATCTCGCGATAGCTTTGACTATCAGATTGATGTCGCGGTCCAGAAGAAAACCCCTAACGATGTTGCCTCCATCGACCCGCTTCTACTCCTTGTCGAAGAGATCGGAGACCACTTTCGATCGAATGTATTAGCGAGCTTCCCAGGTGCTCGATGCACCAATGTGGAAAACACGCCGGTCTATGCTCCGGACCACTTGCATGAACTGCGCCAATTCACAAGCGTTCTTACTCTCACATTTCGCCTTTGGAGGTAACCGATGACAACTGCTGACATTGGTCCCTACCGAATGCAATTCATCAATTCGCGAGGAGTCACGCGCGATATTCCGGGCTTGGACGACCTGGATGACATGTTCAAAGTGAAATCGATCCAGAAGAAGTTCCGGGATTCCTGGACACGTCCCTTGGCCGATCTATGGGATGTTACGACGAGCGGTGGCTCTACCGTATCGAATTCTGGCGGCGTTCTCACGATCAGTTCGGGCGCGACGGCCGGCGGTTTTGTCGAATTGCTATCGAAGGAAACCTTCACGATTCCCTTCCGAGCCATGATCGCGGTGCAAACAGGCGCAACGCGGCAAGCCAATACACACCATATCATTGAAGCGATCTCGGTCGATCCCAATACGGGGATTCCGGATGGTAAGCATAGTCTCAATATCGACGTCGGAGGGGCAGCCAATACCACTGTGACCAATATGGTCTACAGCGTGCAGAACGGTGGGCTGGCCCCAATCGCTTCTGCTGCATCGGCGATCGTGACAACTGCGACCTATTCAATACTTGAATTGGAACCATTCTCTGACGAATGCTATTTTCATTCGCGCGTGATGGACTCGACCAACGGTCGATCGAACTCCTATGTGCGTCACCAGCAGATTCCGGATCCAACAGCCACCTATAAGATTCGCATCCGATCGATGAATCACCAAGCATTTCGAGGGGTAACGAACGCTGTGGCAGGTCCGGGAAATGTGATCCGATTAACATCAACGGCCCATGGATACACGGGGAACCCGACCATCTGGGTTGATCATTTGAGTGGGGTGACTAATAACGGAAACACGGTGCGAGGCAACTATGCAGCCACCGTGATCGATGTCAATACAATTGATCTGACGGGAACGGTTTTTGGCGGTGCGTATGTTGCGGGCTCGGGTCATGTGGCCCTTGCTGCAGCCCCTGCGGCCAACATCAACCTACTGTCGCAGTTTATCAATTGCCAAGACTACGCCGAATTGACGGCGGAGATTACAGCCGGTCGTGGACAAACGGCAGTCGGTCAAGGGCTGGGGGTAATCCTCACGGGGGCCACGGCAAGTTCGACCAACATTGGAACAGTGACGGCAAACGTCGCAGGTCAAGCTGCTCATGATGCAGCGGTTGCAGGTAATCCTGTTCGTATGGCAGCCAGAGCGCTCAACGCCGCTTATGCAAGCGTTGCCACCGGTGATGTAGCAGACCTCGTTTCCACGCTTCAGGGTGTGCTCGTAACGCGCCCATGGCAGATTCCTGAACTCGAATGGTTCTACGTCGCAACCGCTGGCGGGGTCACCAATACGGCGGACGTCCTTCTGGCCGCTGCTGCCGGAGCGGGATTGCGTCGCTACATCTGTTCGATGCAGCTTTCGAACAACTCTGCTGTGGCTACCGAAATCGCGCTAAAGGATGGACCGACCATTATCTGGCGCGGTCATCTATCTGCCAATGCACCGATGGCCGAAATCCTCTTTGAGAATCCAATCAAGACAACAGCTAATACGGCACTCAACTTTGCTTGCATCACAACGGGAGCTGCGGTTTACGTTAACGCTCAAGGGTATACCGCACCATAAATACCACCATGATTGCAGTTAACGTAACCATCAAAAAGTCATTCGATCAGGTCAAGCGAAAAGCCCAACAAGGGAACTTCGAGAGCTTAAACCAAGCGGCCGCAACCATTCGATTGATCGCGCGGCGATCCATTCGAAAACGCCAAACAGCCGCCATGCCTGGCAATCCACCCCATACACGACAGGGCCAACTAAGGCGATCTATCCGCTACGCGGTAGATAAGCAACGCGGTATTGCGATTATTGGTCCCAGTTTCGATTTTATAGGGACTGCTGGCAAAGCCCATGAACTGGGAGGCAAGTTTCGAAAAGAACGATACCCCAAAAGACCGTTCATGGGCCCCGCACTGGAAAAAGTGAAAGATCGTTTGCCATCCATGTGGGCGAGCCGCATGCAATAAGGAGAAGACATTATGCCAGCGAAACTAGGCTTGGACGCCAAGCTTTACAGAAACACCGGAACGTTTGCGGCCCCCACATGGGACTTGGTAGGAAACGTACGTGATCTCACACTAAACCTCGAGTCGGGTGAAGCGGATGTGTCGACACGAGCCAATAACGGCTGGCGTGCAACCGTGGGTACGCTCAAAGATGCTTCGCTTGAGTTTGAGATGGTATGGGATACGGTCGACTCCGATTTTACAGCTATTCGCGATGCGTTCCTCAACAATACCACACTCGAGTTTGCGGTAATGGATGGGCTCATCACCGGAGCAGGAAGCAGCGGCTCCCAAGGATTGAGAGCAACTTTCCGTATCGCCAGTTTCTCTCGCAACGAGTCATTAGAAGAGGCTATTACGGTTTCCGTTACAGCCAAACCAACCTATGCAACCAATCCACCGACTTGGATGACGGTAGCGTAGTTCCAAACTCGATTTCATTTGCTACTTGAGGCCTAACTTATGCATAGTTTTGTGGATAACTCCCGTCGCACCTGGGAAATAGAAATCAACGTCGCCGCCGTTAAACGCATCCGCGGTCTACTTGGAATCGATCTTTACGCCTTAGTCGACGATGGCTTCAAGGCGTTGTCGAAACTCGTCTCCGATCCAGTAACGCTTGCCGATGTGCTGTATTGTTTGTGCAAAGACCAAGCGGACAGGCAATCGATCACGGATGAAGACTTTGGTAGGGCACTTTTCGGTGATGTAATCACTCAAGCGGCTGATGCATTCGTCGAGGAATTGATCGATTTTTTCCCCGATGCTCGCGCGAGGGCCAGTCTGCGGAAGGCAATCGAAGCGGGCAGAGCAGTTCGGGACAAAGTGTTTCAACACGCGGAGAAGATCCTCGATACCCTCAACCCCGAAACCGAAGCGCAGAAGTGGATCAACTCGTCTGGCACTTGGCAGGGGTCCTCGGAATCAATCCCGGACCATTCAGCCTCCGGGAGTTGATCGCGATGGGGGAAGCAAGAAGCCAAATCCTCTGGAATCACACCTCGAGTGTGCTCGCGATGCTGGCCAACATCCATCGCGATGCCAAACGCTCGAAAGTCTACCACCCTGCGGATTTCCATCCGCACGCCAGGAAACGAA